CAACGCCTGGTCCGTGCCGCCGCGCGCGCCGGGATTCCCGGGGTTCACCACCATGTCCTGCGCCACACCTACGAGAGCCACCTCGGGATGACTGGCGCGGACCCTGGGACGCTGCGGGACGCCCTCCGGCACGGGAGCCTGACGACGACCGACGCGTACGTGCACACGGTTCCCGCCCACGTCCGCGCCGCGGTCGGCCGGCTCCCCTGGGCGAACCGGGCACCAAGTGGGCACCAGCGCCGGAAGCCGAAGCGGCAAGCCGTTGAAAAGTAAGGCTCCCACGGCGATTTCATGCACTACCTGATCGACGGCGCGCCCGAAATACGCCCCTCCTGAGAACCCCCGAACACCCTGATGTTACACGTGGAACTGTTGCAGGCGTTACGGTTCGTGACGGAGCGTTACTTGTCGCTGGCTGTCGGTAGCTGTCGGTGTTTCCGTGCTGGTGGGCACCCTATAGGCCCCACCGGAGGCCCTGTACGGCACGCGCTACGGTGCGGGCTCCTGAGCCTCGGGGACGGCGAGATTCGCGCCCTCTGGCGCGCCGCCGTCGCTGCAGCAGCCATCAGCCCGGCAGGCGCGGACCTCGATCGGGTAGTAGGCGACGGCGCCGGACGGGAAGTCGGGGACAGTCCAGGTCAGCGAGGTCGCCGACCCTGGGACGGTAACGGTCTCGCGCCAGGTCTCGACGTAGCCGGCGAGGCAGGTCCCCGGCTCCCCGGTATCGGGGTCGGTGCAGGCGTAGAAGGTCGGCACCCAGACCCAAGCGGTGGCCGAGAGCGTGGCGATGTTCGCCTCGGGCGGGAGCGGGTCCCAGGACAGGGAGAGTGTGAGCGCGAGGAGGAGGGTCATGGTGCGGCGGCCGGCCGAGCCTCTGGGTGGGGAGATGGAGCGGGGGACGGCGCTCCCCCGGCCGGCCGCTGCAAGGGCTCAGAACTCCCACCCGAGGCGGACTAGAACGGCCGTCTCATCCGGGAGCGCGACCAGGTCCCCGCCGAGCCAGTCGGGAAGGACGGCGCGGCCGAAGCTCGAGCGCCAGGCCAGCCGACGCGAGTATCCGGCCATGACCCCGATGCCGTCCGTGGAGAACGCCGGGCCCACGTCGATCCGGTTGCGTGGCGGGGGCGGGACGTCGATCGGGACGCTCACGGCCTCCGACGTTTCCAGATCCAGCGGCGCACGAACCAGCGTCTCCCACTCCTCGCCGAACTGGATCTCGCAGATCATCCAGCCCTGCCAGCCGCGGACCCGGACGCCGTCCTCGACCCCCTCGAGCTGCTCGCCCTCAAAACGGACGCGGGCGGGAGGTGGCGGCGCATCGACGGGGATCTCCCGGATGCGCTCGATCACGGACGGCGCGATCGGCGCGGCCTCGCTCTGCAGCACCACACGCTCGACCACCCGCACCGGACCAGGAGTCTGGATCTCCTTGACCTCGACCACCCGGACCACCTTCGCGGGGAGTGGCACCTCGACCAGCTCCGGCATCGTCATCGCCCGGGCGAGAAAGAAACCCCCAACGCCCGCGGCGAGCAGGCAACCGACCACGCCGAGAAAGCGCCAGCTCATGCGATGCCCCCCCGTGCTAGTACGGGTCGCTCGGATCTTCGTAAAGGTCCGGGTAGTAGCGCGGTTCGTCGACCTCCAGCGTCAGGCTTCCGGCCGGAACCACGCTGACCTCGATGACCTTCTCGTAGGTGGCGACGCTGTTGCCGTAGAGGACCTTGAACTGCGCCAGGCCCACTGCCCCCGGCTTGGGCTTCACGCTGAAGCCGTTGTGGGGCTGCTGCGCGGGGATGCGGGTTGCGATCTCCGGCGTGAGGTTGATGTAGTCGAATGGCGCCAGCACGTCGGTGTCCGGATTGAAGTCGTGGCCGTCGACGTAGAACTCCATCGGCACGTGGAGCACCTGGTCGTTCGGCACCTCCCCGACGTAGACGGTCGGAGTCGAGATAGCCTCCGGCTTCGAGGTGAGGGCGACGCCCGCCATCCCGACCATGACCAGCACGAATCCGACCAGCTTCAGTCTCGCGGTGGTGTTCATCACCTACCCCTCCGAAATTGGACGGCCGACCACGCTGGCCGGCCGTCCGGATTGAAGGACTACGCCTTCGGGATCAGCTCCGCCGCGCCGATGGTGAGCGACGAGACGAACTTCTCCGAGGTCACCTCGAAGTTCAGGAACGCCACGGCGGTCTGCGTGCCCGCCTCGGCAGCGGCATCCCCATAGGTGACCTTGACCTGGCCTGGTCCCACGGCGCCGTCGACCGTGGTGACGGTGAAGCCCGTCGTCGGGTCGGCGTCCGGCGTCACGGAGGCGACCTCCGGCGTCGTCGACTCGTAGGTGAGCGGCTCCGGGGTGATGGCGGCGCCGTCCTGGTCCTGGAAGGTCACCGGGAAATGTGCGTTGAAGGTGTTCGGTATCTGCCCGCCTGAGAAGTCCATTGGTGGCTCCGTGCCCTTCGGGAACAGAGTCCCAGGGCCGATGATGAGAGTGGAGAAACGCACCTGTGGAGGTGCGGTGTACGACTCGAAGAACTTGATCCCTGAGCGGTAGAACTGCTCGCGAAGCGAGACGTGCCGCCTCACGGCTTCCCGACCCGGATGCCGTCAAGCCAGGAGAACATCCCGAACAGGCTCAGCAGCCAGAGCACGACGGCGAGGACCACCACGCCGTTCAGGATCTGCTTGATCTTCGCGTCCATCGGGATGTAGTGGTTCGCGACGTACAGCAGTACTCCCACAACGACCAAGATCAGTGCGACCTGGAGAATCGGCATCTCAGCCCTCCTTGGGCGGATTCGGGTCACCGACCCCGATCATCCCGCCAAGGGCAACGAAGGCGGCGCCCCAGACGGAGTAGGGACGCAGAGGCTCCGGCACGTTCTGCGTCAGCAGCAGGCCGCCGATCGCCTGGAGCCCCCCGCGGATATACCTCCTCGCGGCCGTCTCGTCGTACCAGAACTTGATGAAAACCTCTTTCATCGCGTCCCCCTTTCGCCCCGTCTGTCAGGGCCACGCCACGGCTTGACCATCGTCTCCATCAGGCCCTCGAGCGCCGCCAGCCTCTGGAGTGCTTCGCTTGCACGCTTCATGTTTTCATCGTGCATCTGCGACCGCACCTCGTTCGACTGATTGATCCGTTCGTGGATCTTTCCCAACGAGCTGCGGATCTCCGCCGCCAGAGCCTCCGTCCGCTGATGGTGCTCAGCTGCACAGGATGCCCGCTGCTTAGCTATGGTCTCGATCTCATCGCAGTGCCGCTTCAGGTGCTCCTGCACCGCCTTCACGGCCGCCTCCATTCGCAGGAGCCAGGCGATGAAGCCGATGATGGCGATTGCCACAGGAACCCAGAGAAGAAGGTCATGCACCGTCGCATCCCTTTCCGGCGGCAGGCCCCACTCCCTAGCCGCCTACGCCAACAACCGCCGTACTCCCAGCACCTTGTCTATTGGGAACCGGAGCACGTTTACCGCGTCCCCCTGATTGCCTCCCAACAGCAGCACGTCGCCGCCCTCCAAGGCAGCGAAGAAGGCGACATGACCTGGCGCGTCGATGACCTCCGGGCCAGGACTATCCACGCCGCGGCGCAGGATCACCACATCGAAGCCGACCTGCGCCTGCGTCAGCGTGACTGGCACACCCACCGCTAGCCAGCTTCGCGCCCGCAGGTTATGCGAGCGCGGCAGCCGCAGCAGCCAGCAGATGTAGTTTGTGAAGGCCGAGCACCACGGCACGGAATCGTCAACCGGCCACTCCTGGTCCAACCGCAGCATGGCCAGCACCATCGGGTTGCTCGTCTTCCCGGCGACCTCCTTGACCCCGACGAACCGCTGCGCCAGGTCGTAGGCCGTCATCGGGATCGTCGTCAGCGACGCCAGCGGCCTGTTCATGACGGCAGCGCCAACCACTCGCGGAACTTCGCGCTGCGGATCCGCCCGTGATAGAGGGTGTTCGTCTGCTCCTGCGCCGTGCCGCGGTAGAAGCCGCAGGACACGTAGTTCGGGAGAAAGTTGTACATCGTTCCGACCACCATGCGCGGGTGCGCGGTGTAGACCGTCTCCACGCCCGTCCGCGTGAACACGTCCACGTAACCGTTCCCGTTGCCGACCGCCCATCCTATGTGGAGCATCACGTCGGTCCATGAGTCGCGTACGATGGGGAACGTGGTGCGCTGCTCCGTCTCGCCGCCGGCGTTGGGCTCCTCACCGACGATGTCCCCGTGTTGCTCGATAAGGCCGCAGCGCACGAAGAACTCCGAACTGACCCCATCGCTGTCATGGCGCAGCGAGATGACCGGCTGCGGCCCGCCGGTGACTCCTTCCGAGTGGAACTGCATGTAGATTTGCCACTTCGTCGTTGGCGATGCCGAGTTGTCGAAGTTGAACGACGCCGGGATGTAGATGCTGTCGTGGTACCACCAGTCGGTCCCGTGCGTGGCGTACCATTCGTTATGCCGCTCCAGCAGCGCCCGCTCCTTGTCCGTGCCGAACGGTGGGACGCGATCGTCCTGGAGAACCTTGTCGCCGTTGTTGATCGTCAGTTCCCACGCCTTCTCCCCTGGCCGGCCCGGCGCATCGACGAGGACGACGTTCGGGGAGTTGTCGGGCGTCTCTCCCTGGTTGTTCCATTGCGCGCCCAGACGCCAGTCGTCCCACGCCTTCGAGACACCGCCGCGGAAGTCCTCGCGGAACTGCGGCGAGCGTGGGCTCATGAAGAACCTCATCTGCTCGCGGCCGGACATGCGCCGTAGGCTCATGGGAAAAAGATCTCCAGCAGGTCGACGTGGATCTCGGATGGGGGAGCGAAGCCGCCACCGGTGATGTTCTCGATAGCGAACTCGACCCGCACGATGGAGGCGAAATTGGCGAAGCCGCCGGTGAGGTTGAACTCGCTGCTGAGCCCCCAGGCCCCTCCTTGTGCAGGCGTGTAGATCGAGGTCTGCGAGCTGATGCCGCTCGGGATGCTCGAATAGAACGCCAGGCGCAGCTGCACCGAGTTGCCATCGCCCATGTCTACGTACTTGCGGCGGTAGCGGGCCTTGGTGAAAGGGGACAGGTCGAGCGCGGGTGCGAAGTCCCGATGCAGGATGCCCCAGGGCGTGAACGGCGGGAACCCGGAATCGGTCCCTCGATTCGCCCCGGCGCGGTCCCCCTCGAAGGGCGCGAACGAGGTCAGGGAGGACGGTGCCGTCGCGACCCAGCCGTCGATAGAATTGAGCCCGCCTCCGAGAATCGGCTGCCAGCCCTGGACCTGGCCAACGACGGGCGGGAAGACCGCGACGGACGCATTCCTGCCCGGCAAGACGGAGAGCGTCCCGACCGGCCCGGGCTGCATCGTCCCGTGTGGCGCCACTAGAAGTTCTCCACCAGCGGCTGGAACAGCGCATACTTGCCGTCCACCACGGTGTAGTACTTCGTCGCCGCGCTCTTGATCTTCACGCCGAGGAAGTAGGTCACGGCCGGAACCGCCGTCTCCAGCCCGAGCGCCGCGCTGTCCGCCGGCAAGATGAAGAAGTCGACGATGCCGGCGGTGGCCGGTGCGACGATGACTGCCTCGGATGCGCTCGTGGTCGTCTTACGAATCTTGGCGTTCGCGTCCGTGTCGGTCGCGAATTCCTTCACGCACAACCGCGCCTGCGCCCCGGTCAGGTCGTACGCGGACCCGTCCGGGTTCGTGATGGCGACGCGGATCGTGGCGTCCTCGTTGCGGTGGTGCCGAGCGTACTGCTGTGGCATTTGCCGACCCTCCTACATCTCGATGATGCCCGCGCCCCCGCCAACGTCCTCGCGATCTGCCACGCCTACGAGCGTGAGCGGCCCGCAGGCGCCCCGCACGTCGACGCGCACGACCGTCCCGGCGATGCCCGATGCGTTGTCCGGGTGCAGCATCACGCGGTAGGCGACGGAGCCCGTCGGCGAGAAGGGCATGGACAGGATCTCCAGGCCAGCGTAGGTGACTTGTAACGCGAGCGGACGGCGGTCGCTCTTGGTGAAGCCGCCGGCGCTGACGTGCGCGGACATCAGCGCGGCCGCCTGCGCGCCCGTCGTCTGCGCGGTATAGACCAAGTAGGAGACGGCGAGGCCCCCAGGAATCGTCCCGCCCCCATCCGTAATGCCGCTGGCGAGCGTGGCGCCGGCGGCCGAGATGACCGCGACCGTGGCGCCGGGCAGCGGAGCGCCCGTGGAGTCGAGCACCTCCACCTCCACGAGGGACTCCCACTCCAGCGTCGAGCCGACCACGTTGCTGCTCTGCTTCAAGAGTGGGTCTTCGTCGTCGGCCGCGTCGCCGAAGGTCGGATCCCGGAGGATGGCGCGGCGGGCTGAGGTGACCGCCTTGTAGTCGATGTCCGCGGTGGTGCGCCCGAGCACGCGCAGGTTGATCCAGCGGTTGACCACGGCCGCGCCGGCGATCTGGAAGAACAGACCGACCTCCGAATCTTCGATGGTGAGGTTGTTGTAGGTCTGGCCCTCCTGCGTGGAGTAGCAGAAGCCCGCATAGTCCTGGCGCATGAAGAGGTCCTGCACCGTGGAGGGGAAGACGCTGCCGGTGGCATTCGTGTTCACGTTCAAGCCAGCCAGCTCGGTCCCGCGCAGCACGATGGGAGCATTCGCTCCGTCCGAGCCGAAGAAGGATCCGGGATCGGACCCTCCGCTCAGCACGCCGTTGCCGGTGACCTGCACCATGCCGCGCTTGCCGATGTCCTCGACGTACGAGTCGTTCAGCTCGCAGGCAGCGTCGGCGTACACCGTGATGCGATTCACTCCGGCGGTCTGCGGTCTGGTCGCCGTGCCGTACCCGCCCCCATAGACGGCGCACCCACGCGAGCGGCGGCCCGTCGCGGGGTCGTACTCGCCCCAGATGATCGTGCTGCCGCTGCCGCTCAAGATGTTGGACCGCACCCCTCCGATCACGACCGCCAAGGTGTCCTTGGGGTTGAAGTAGACCGGCGTGAGGGTCGCATCTCCGAGCACCAGGTAGGCGGCGAACTGGAAGTAATTGCCGATGACGTCCGGGCAGAAGGCGTTGCCGATCAGGGCCACGTTGGCAGGCGAGGCTGCGAGGATGGCGTCGTAGAACGTGCGGTACGTCCCGGGGTTTCCGGCGTCCCCCTGCGTCATAACGGCAAGGACGAGGCCCACCGGGAAGAACGGACGCGAACAGACCGGCGCAGCCACCGAATCGGTGAAGGTGAGCCCGGTCGCGGTGGCGAAGGAGAGCGACGCGAGCGTCCCGAGCGCGTTCGGCGTGATCTCTGAGTACGTGGGGTTGTCGACCCCTCCGGCGTTCAGCGTCCGCACGTAGACCCGGTAGGCGGCCGCCCCGGACACGGCGTTCCAGGCGAGCGCCACGCGGCGATTCGTGGCATCGGCGGTGAACGGTCCGATCTCGACCGACGGCGCCGAGTGGCGACGCACGGAGCCGACCGTGTTCGTGTCCATCGCCACGACCCGGTACCAACGGCTCTGCCCGTTCGGGATAGAGCCGGTCGCCTGGAGCGTCCCGCCGGCGCCGACCCAGGTCGGGGTGGCGAGCGTAGTCACGGCGACAACAGGAGCGCTCACAGGAACCACCACATGCCATAGACGGCGTTCAGCTTGATGGTGGAGCCGGCTCCAGTAATGTCCCCCAGGATTCTCATGTTGTGCTCGACGCCCTTCGTCGACAGTACCGTGCCCTCGATGGTGTGGTCCTCAGCGATGGCCGGCGGCACCCACAGATCGCCACCGAGCCCATTGAGATCCCACAATATGAACGGGTTCGTGCCAGCGCCGTCGTAGTCGCCGTTGATCTTGACCGCCAGACGCGAGGCCCAGATCGGAACGTAGACGCGGTAGGTCACGAAGATCGTCGGCCCGCCAGGCCCACCGCTGCCAGTCGCATCCGTGAGCGGGACGTACTGCGCCCGGCGCTGCTCGTCGCGGTCGTAGTACTTCTTCAGGAGCTCCTGCGTGATCGGAGAGTAGGCATCGCGCTCCGTCAGGGGGATGGTCTGGAATGGCATCAGGTCGGCCCCAGGAAGCGGCAGGCCGGCCCGTCCGTCTGCTTCGCGTAGGCGATATTCGCCCCGTTGCTGATCTTCGCCTGCAACGAGATGGTGACCTCGGTTCCCTGGACAGTCGACACATCGGAGAACGTGAGCCGCTCCGTGTCGACGTAGGTCAGGGACGTGGTCGTCTTGGTGTCGCTCGTCAGCGCCCCGATGATCGCCTGGTAGGAGCCGGTCACGCCGTTGACCTTGACCTGGATCGCCACCACCAGCTTCGTCGCCCAGATGGGCACGTAGCCCTTCCAGCTTGCGACGGTGACGAAGGTCGTGCTGCTCGTCGTGACCTCTGCCAACGGTGCCCAGAACGGCGCCTGGCGCAGGCCCTCGTCGCGATCGTAGTAGTCCGTGAAGAGCTGTTCCTCGAGCGGCGAGTCGACGTCCCGGCGGGTGGCGACGATGTCGTTGAAGGGCGCCATCTACGCCTCCCGGACTATGCGGCCGTACTCGACCACCGGCTGCTGCCGCGGGAAGCGGCACAGCTTCGTCGGCACCTTCATCGGGTGGAACGGCTTGACCTCGCGCTCGATCTCCTGCTCGAGGAAGTGCGGGCAGCGGTCGTTGCAGTCCTCGTAGGGGATCAACTGCCGGAACGCCGGGCACTGGATGAGCGTCCCGAGATCCTGCGTCTCGGTCTGCGGCCCGTACGGGCTACTGGACGACATAGCCCTTGTCCCCGTTGCTCATGAGACCGCTGGAGTTGCAGATGTAGGCGAATTGCCGCTGCGCCTCGGTGGCGCTGGTGTAGTTCGGCTGACCGTTCGGCGCGATGAAGGCGGGCCGGTTGTAGTACGATCTTAGCAGCGTGGCCTGCGACTCGGCCTCTGGATAGTTCGCATCGACCGAGACGATCTCGTACAACTCCGTCACCTTGCCTCGCGCCCCGGTCGCCAGGTTCGGGAGCTGCGCCTGGGTGATCTGGACCTCCTCGCCTACGCCCATGTCGATCTGGGAGAAGAGCGTGTCGCAGCGCAACTCCTCGGGCGCGCGAAAGGTCCGTAGCGCAAGGCGCGAGGCCCGTGCTTCCGCCAGCGTCACCCCGTCATGTTCCGTCCGCAGCCACTTGGACTCGACCACCATCTCGGCCAAGCCGTCCGCATCGATGGCCGCGGTGTCCTCGACGCGAGCGAGCTCGACGTAGTCGCCGGACTGCTTGTCCCAATCGCCGCTGATGACGATCCGGTTGAGCCTGAGATCCTGGCGCCTGGTCCAGTCGGGCACCGACGTGAGCACGTCGTTCGTCCACGAGACAGGGGTCGTAGGAGGAACCGGCGGATGCCAGCCGCGGAATGCGACCTCCGCCTTCAGGTTGCTGTACAGGTAGCCCCAGAGCCTGGTAAAATCCTCTTCCAGGATCGACATGGCAGGCGTCGGCTCGTCGAAGCGCGCCTCGACCACCTGGCCCGTATAGAACGCATCGCGGTCGGTCTGGAAGGTGTAGCCAGCCACCTGGCTCGTCGTGCCCGCAGACATCGTCACCGCCAAGCCCACGCCAGAGGGATCGCCCGCGAGCCACTCGACCGGGAAGTCCGCGTCTACAGTTGCCGGCGTGCCGATCAGGTTCAGCGCCAAGTTGACGGGGTTGCCGCGGGCGACGACCTTCTGCGAGACAGAGGCATCGTCGACATAGACCGTGGCATTCCCGAGCGCGGCATCACTCCCCCGGATGTAGAACTCGAGGCCGGGATTGGCCGTCGCCTCGGTCTTGAAGCGGATGATCGTCCGGGCGTAGACGCCATCCCCTGGGGTCGCCGTCAGATAGGCGGGCCCGGCGCCCCATGTCGATGCCGCAGTCGGCCCGGTCCCGGACGCCGCCGTGAGCCAGTTGCCAGTGGTGAGATTCTTCACGCCGATCTGGAACGGCAGATTGAGCGCGCTGCCCTTCGCCCAGAACTCAAAGGCGTAGTAGGTCGAGGCCGCGAATCCACCACGAGCCTGCTTCAATTCGCCAGTGTTCCCACCGATACCGTAACTGAACAATGCCGCGGCGCCTTCGCCCAGCCTCGTGAGGCTCGGCGCTGTCACCTTGGTAATGTTGGTACCGACGCCGGTTGTGACCGTCCAATCATCTGGCTCGTCGCTCGTATCCCAGGAATCCAGATCCGCGTTGAGTAGTCGTTCTTCCCCGTCCGCGGCTACCATGCAATCATTCCGCAATTCATCCAATAGGCTGTTGCACGTGACCCGCCAGACCGTCCCGTCAGATCGCAGGTCCACATCTCTGAGCTTCCCGACCCAGATCCGCACCCAATCTGTGAACGCGAGCGAGCGGAAGCCCATCCAGAGCCCCACGGTCGGGCGCAGAGCGCCAGCGCCGGATGGCTTCTCGGTCGCCACCACCTTGTTCAGGAAGTCGTCAGCTGTCGACAGGATCTCGACCGCCAGCGAGCCCGATCCGATGGTGCCCTCTTTCTGGTTCAGCGTCTGCCCGCCGGCCCGCACGCGGTCGCGCAGGTACGGCTTCCAGTTAGACGGGCTGGGCGCCCCCGATGGGACCACGCCCGAGTAGTAGGCCCAGGAGCCATCCATGCCCGATGCGGTCGCCAGCGCGAACACGAAGCACGGAGCGTTCTGCCGGCTGTCGAGCTGCGTCTGGAAGTTGGCGTTGAAGGAGCCCATCAGGTCACGTATTCCCTGGCCGTCACGTCGAAGTCGACGCGGAACGCCGGCCCCTCACCGAAGGGTCGCCGCCGCCGGTCTACCACCTCGAGCGCCGGGTAGTAGTCCGTCGACCGGAAGATATCTCCGGTCCCATACGTGTAAAGCAGCGGGTCTCGCAACTCAATCGTGGTGCCGTTGACACCGTCCACCACAACGATCTCTTCCTCGAACCCGTTCGCCTCGCGCAGGATGTAGAGGTCCCCGACCGTGATCCCGTGCTCCAGCGCCACCGCGATGTTCTGCTTCTGGATCACAGACAGCCAGTCCAGGTAGAGGATTTCCCCGTTGCTGAACTCCGCCCCGTATTGGTGAACGGCGACGTTGAAGCTCGTCCCCGAGCCTTCGGTCGTGAACTCGATCTCGAAGGTGGTCCAGCCCTGCGTCGCTGGGGTGAACGTCAGCTCATTGCCCACGCCTGTCGACGCGGTCCAGGTGCTATTGGCCTGAAGGAAGTTTCCCGTGGTCAAGTTCGCCAGCCGGAGTACGATCTGATTACCAGCCGTGCCGTTTCGCACTCGTGCCCGCAGCCTGTACTTGGTCGTAGTTGCCAGCGTGATGGTCTGCGACATTGTCTGGAGGCCGGAGGCCCCTTTGGTCATCGCGGCAGCGTATGGACCAGAGTAGGCAAGCGCCCGGTCTTCAACCCGCGTGATCGAACCTCCTGTGCCGTCCAGCCCCTCGGTCCAACTCCCGGCGTTGGTGTCACTGGACCAGGTGTCGAAGTTGTGATTCCCGACCAGTTCTGTGGCGGTAAGCGTTCCGAGGGTATTGGTGGTATCGATCGTCTTGGCCGCATCGTAGGCGAAGCTCCACGGGTTGCCGCGAGCAGCCCACGACCACCAGGCGAGCAGCGACTCGTAGAACGCCTCGTGCTCCGTCTGCGTCCTGGACATGACCTCGCAGGCGACGCGGACCATGTCCGTCCGGCGCAGCGTCGTCGTCTCCGTCTTGCCGGTCAGCGACTGGTTGACGGCGCCGATCCATTGTGCGTCTGGATCGTAGCGCGTGAGGAGCTCCGGGAAGTCGAGCAGGTTCCCGTTCCAGATGATCCGTGGGTTCATAGTCTCGCCGCCGCAACCGGCACGCCGTTCCGCATGATGTGGGTTGCGGTCAGCGCCATGCCACTGCGCTCGACGAGATCCTTGAAGTCCTTCAGCAGCCGCGTCGCCCCTGCCGGCATGCCATGCGCATCGACGCCGCCCTGGAAGTGCATGTTGACCACCACGCCAGCCCCACCGCCCCCGGCCTGCTGTTGCCGCTGGACCTCATGCGCCGGGATCACGTACTCGCCGGGCATGAGCATCGCCGGCACCGAGTCCTGGCCTGGGAAACCGCCGGTCACGAAGCCTCCCATCGCGTACTTCGTAGTCCGGATCTTGTAAACCTGGACGGCGCCGAGCGCCGCGACGAGGGCGGCCAGCGGGATGTTCGGCAACGCCTCCGCGACAGCCGCCGCGGTATCGATGATCGCCTCCGCGATGCGGATCGCCTTCGTATGCTCGAACGCCTCGCCCGCGAATTGCACGCCGGCCGCCGCCACCGCCAGCGAGTTGCGGACCTTCGTCTTCTTCTCTTCCTCGCTGAAATTGATCTCCTTCGCCGAGTTGATCGCCGCTTGGGCGATCTCCTGGCCCTGCGCCTTCGTCAGCGCCAGGTGGGCTCGATTGAGCAGGTCCAGCCACCTGACGCCGCGCTCGTGCTCGAGCTCCTGCATCTCGCGGTTGTGCTCGACCTCGCGCATCATGTTCTCTTCCTGCTGTGCGCGAGCCCTATCAGCCCTCTCCTGCCGATCTTCCTCCCGCTGCCGCTCCGCCTCCGCTAGCGCCTCGTCGTATGCGCGCTTGGCCTCCAGCATCGACGCCAGGTGCTCACCGAAGATCCGGTTGCTGGTCGCGGCCTCCGCCTCCGCGACCTCGGGCGGTGTCACCGGCCGTCCGAGCCCGGCGCCCAGACCCTTCGGATCCTCCTGTGGACCGGTACGCCCTGAGACCAGCAGGTTGACGCCTGGGATGTTCGACAGCGCTTCGATGAGGCCCTTCACACGCTCGGTCTGGATCGCGGCCAGGATGGTCAGCGTCTGCATCGACGCCTGCACGAATCCCGACTGCGTGAACAGCGACCCGTATGCCTCCTTCAGGTTGTCGACCGCGTTCGTGAGGTTCGCCATCTGGCCGGTGTAGGTTCCGACCGCGGCCTGTGCAGCGCCGCCGAAGCGGGCCTCGATCTTCCTTAGGAGCTCCTCGTACTTCTCGGCGGGATCCAGACCCTCGCTGAGCACGATCCCATAGCGGGAGAGCGCGGTAGTGTTTCCCTGCGCCGCCTTCGCCATGAGCGTCGCGGCCGTCGACAGGTCGACCGACAAGACCGTCGCCAGATCCATCGCCGCCCGCGTGGCCCGGTCGAGGCCCTCTCCCGACAACCGGCCGAGAACGGCGAGCAGCGCCTGCGCCTCCTGGATGGCGTCATCCGAGAAGGTGGACTGTGCCTCGAGCGCAGCCGACAACGCGATGGTCTGCTTGAGGGTGGCCGCGGATGCGTCCCCGACCGAGCGGAGAGCGAACGCCAGCTTCTGCTCCGCGACCTCCGCCTGCGCCGCGGCCGAGATGGTGGACGTGATCGCCTCGGTCAGCTTGCCGATGGAGACGTACGCCAAAGCCGCGGACGTGGCTAGCCCCGCCAGACTCTTCGCGGAGAACTGCTCTAGCGTCCGGGACGCCTCGTCCCGAGCCTTCAGCAAAATTTCGATGGTCCGTTGGTCTGCCATGCTACTTCCGCCGCTCGCGCTCTATGCCGGCGAGCGCCGAGTACTTGTCAATCGTGAACTGCGCGTATGGCCCTAGCTCCGGGAACCACGCACTCGGTCGCACGCTGTACCGCTGCGCCAGAATGTCGAAGAACTCCCCGACGTCCTGGCGCGTTAGGAAGGGCGGACGCGGGTCGCCTCCCTGAGCGAGTGCTCCGAGTGCGCCATGATCGCGGCGAAGAGACGCCCGACCATGTCCGCCGGCAGCTCCTCGACGTGGATCGCATCCTCCGCTGCCGGCTGCCCTGGCTCCGCGATCTGGACCGACACGACCCCGCGGGCAACCACTCGGCAGAGGAACGTGTATTCCTGCTCCGCGGAATCCTCATCGACCTGCCGCTCCCGCCGGCGCTTGCTGCGCGGCAGGTAGACACCGAGGTCGAGCGGCCCGCCGAGCTCGAGCATCTCGGCGGGATCGATCCGGCGGATTCGCCAGCGGAAGCCGTCGACCTCGATGTCCTTCTCGCGCAGCGCCTCGCGCAGGCGGTCCGCGCTCACGTACCCGTTCGTCTGCTCGTCCATGTGGCTCCTATACCGCGGTGAGTGCGTTCTGGATGTCCAGGTAGCAGGCGTCCGACGTGCCCGTGCCGAGACCGAGTGCCCGGAACGGAAGCGGCTGCTTCAGGATGCCGGCGTTCTGCACGGTGGGCGTCTCGCCCTCCAGCTTGCAGTTCGGCAGGGTGAGATTGAACTTGTAGGCCGCGGTCGGGCTGGAGCCCGGGATCGTGGCACCCGTCGCGAGCAGCTCCAGCTTGAAAAGCGTCCCGGCCGCCGCGCCGGCGGAGGTCAGCAGGTCGTTGTAGCGCGTCTTGTCCGACCAGTCCGCGATGATCTTCCCGCTGATCTTTCGCCGGACGTTCCGCACCGGCTGCGCGATGTACTGCGAGCCCAGGACGCGCTTCGTCAGGTTCAGCCCGTTGTCGATCGTCAGTTCCGCCTCGTCGATCGTGTAGGCCACGTCCGCCCGCTCGCAGAGCACATGGTGCCCCTTGATGAGCAGCGCCCCCGACAGGTCCGGGAAGGTGACCGTGGTCTTGGCGACCAGCGTCTCCTTCTGCGCGGTGATGTTCCAGGTCAGGCGCAGCGGATCGTTCGGCTTGAAGGCGATGGTCACCGACGCGATCTTGCAGCCGCCGTAGAGATGGGCGGTGTCCGCGCCGGCGGCCTCCAGGTTCGCGTCGTCTCCCTTGTAGACCTCGACGGAGAGCCCCGGCGGCAGCGCGTTCGTGAGCGTGAACTGGTGGTTGTAGGTATTCGTCCCTGGGTTCGTCGTGGCGACCGCGCCGAAGAGATGCTTCCACAACTTCTCCAGGCCCTCGAAGATGCCCTCCATCTCGATGGCCCCGGTCGCGGAGATCAGGAAGTCCTGCAGCCGGCGCTCCGAGAGCGAGCGGACGGACGGGGCGTCCTGCAGCTCCACCGCGCCCTTCATGCTCTCGGTGATGAACTCCATGAACTTCGTGCGGGCGACCGTGGTTCCCCAGGTCGACTCCTCCCCGAAACCTACGCTCGAATCGTATCCAAATGCGTCGGGCATGGTCGCCTTTCCCCCTTACTCCTCGATGGTCGGTGCGGGCGTGCTGGTCACAGCCTCGAACCGGGTCGGATGGTCGCGCAGGAGCGCGGCCGCCAGCTTGTCAGGCACCTCCGCGGGCACCCCCGCGGTCAACTGCTGCGTGGTCTCGAGCTCGACCAGTGCCGAGTCGTCGGGCGCAGGCTTGTAGACGAGCTTCATGCTGCCCTCCCCCTTATTCGCAGATGCTTTCGCATCACGGGCTCCCGATGACGTAGCGGTAGCGGATGCTCGCCACCAGGTCGATCATTCCGTGGAAACCGAACTGCGGATCCTGGTCCACCACGTTCGCGATGGTCCGCTCCACGATCCGGCACTGCTCGACGTTCCCGAGCCCGAGCGTCGGATCCGTCTCCAACTTCACCTCGACGTCGCGGGCGAGCTCCCGCGCCCGCTTCGCCGCCTCGTCCCCGCGCACGTAGCCCACGATCCCCACGGTCATGTCCCACTGCTTCCGCCTGGTGCTCGACACACCCAGGTTCTCGGGCGTGCGCTCGTTCGTGGCGTAGATGCAGAGAGCCGGCGTGCCCTCGACCTGGGAGATGTCCAGGTAACCGTCGTAGACGCGCTTCCCGATGCCGGTGATCATCAGCAGTTTGGCCAGCACGGCCTCGATGATCTCCTGGTTGACGGGGTCGCTCACGGCTGCACCGCTGCAACGTAGGCGTCACCCATGATCGCAACGATCGTCTCACGTCTGGCCGCCAGCACCGGCGACAGGTACGGGCTCGCCGGCACGCGGACCTGCTTCTTCAGCACGAAGAGCGGCGTGATCCCCGTGCCGTTCTTCATCGCCAGGATCAGGTTGCCCGCGCGGCTGCGGAGGAAAAACGTGTCCTGGAAGTCGAGCGCCCGCCCGCGGCCGACCCCTGCCCGCGTCTTGGCGGCCTCGAGCGGGATGGTGAGCCACTGCCTCGTCACCGGCCGCACCTCCCCGCCGAGCTCCTGGATGCGGCCATAGGGCGGCCCCTTCGGCCCGACCCTGCCCTCGGTCCCGCGTAGGTTCATGGTCCAGCCGATAGAGCGCCTGAGCGTCCCCGTACGCACCCGCGGGCGCCCGGTCGACAGGCGCGTGGTGACATCCGCGGTCAGGATCATCAGGATTCGCCGCATCGCCTCGATGCGCTTCACCTGAGCCTTGAGCCCGGCGCCCCGAAAGGCGCCCGCGACCGCGTCCCATCCGATGACCTGCATGGTGAACATCAGCAGGCCCGGTGGTTCATGAGCGGCGCGAGCCGCCGCATGATGTGCTCGTCCCACGACTCGAAGTCGAACTTCGAGATGTTGCCGTCCCGGTTGCCGACGCTAATCACCTCCGGCGCCGGTGCCCGGTTGAGCGCCTCGACCGCCATGTCGATGGAGAGCCGACGCAGCGCCCGCGGCAGCGTCGCGTAGCCCCCGGAATAGACGACCTTGACGCTGCTGACTCCCGGCAGGAATGTCCCCACCTTCATGCGGATGATCCCGCGATTGGCGTCCACCACGAAGTACTCCGTGGCAGCCACTAGAGCACCCGACGCAAACTCGTGCGCCGAGTCGTCGTGGATCGTGGCGACGCTGATGATCGGTCGGTAAGTGACCATCACGTTGTCGAGCCCGCCATCCAGGTACTCGGTGAAGTTCGCCTGCAACCAGGTGAAGCCCCCGCGGGAGACTAGGTCGATGTGAGACGCGACCTCGTCGACTATCAGGTCGATGAGCGCGTCGTGCTTCGTCTCCTGGGGGTCGGTCCAGCCCTTCGAGAGCTTGACCTCGTTCCTGGTGCAGTAGGCCACGCGCTACTCCTTCGCCGCCTTCGGCCGCTTCGGCGGGCTGCTCATGGCCCGGTTGTTCGGCGCATTCTCGACCACCTCCGCGCCCTGCGCGGCCGCCGGCTCGACCCGCTCCGCGATCCCGAGCGCGTCGCAGTAGTGCGCCGCGAGCGCCGCGTCGGTCGTGAACTGGTCGCCCTCGTTGTAGTCCGCCAGCTTGCCGCTCTCCTTCATGCGAATGCGGACGAGATTGTCCGGGCTCGTGATCCCCGGCATCCCGACCGCCTTCGCCTTCTCGATTGACTTCGTGTTCATCGATGCCATCTCAGACCTCGAAACTCGGGGCACTGAAGTTGGTCGGCACCACTCCCGCAGCCCCGCTTGGCGGGTTGGCACTGTTGCTCTCCAGCAGCACGGCGATGACGCAGACCTTGCCGGCCGCGGTCTGCTCCAGATAGGACGGCCGCAGGTAGCGCGCCGGCGTCTCCCGGATCGTGAACGACCGCCAGTACATGGCCTCGTCGTTCGATGGCGTCCATTGGTTCGGCGCGAAGCCGGGCGAGAAGTCATCCGATGCCACCGCGTCATCGTCCGGGTCGGAGTCCGACGCGACCGTGGCCACCGGGTCGAAGCGGAACGACCCTGTTGCTACGATCGTCCCGATGTTCACGAAGATGACCGCCTCCTTGAAGCCGAGCATGTCCATCGCCGCGGCAGACGCACCAGACTCGGCGCTCGCCGCGAGCGACTGCGGCTCGACCAGCGCCGCCACTGTGACCCACCGCTTCAGACTCGTCATCGCAGCTACTCCGCGGGCAGCGTGATCCTCACGCCTTCCGATCCGGCTTCGCCCACCGGCGGGTTCTCTGCCGAGCGCGGCCCGGCGAAGAGATGGGCCGCGAACCACACGTCATCTGCCACCGCGACGGTCGCGACCAGCTTCACCCACCGCTTGCTCGTGTGCTTCAGCGTGTAGGTCCCGAAGTAGGTCGCATGGTCGTTGGCGTCCGTCACCTGCTGGAACGCCGCCCCAGGGACGTCGGTATAGGTTCCAGCCGACTCGTCCGACTCCTGGATCTTCACGTCGAGCGTCGCGGTAGCAGGACAGGCCCCCACCGCCAGGTACGCCACCATGCCGCTCTGGTCGGTGGTGTCGAGTGCGGCGCCCGAGTGCTCGCCGATGGCGTACGCGTCCGGCTTCAGGACACTGCCGATGAGACCGCTCACGTTGCCCATCGAATCCCCCTAGACGTCGAACGCCGGCGTGTCGTAGAGCGCGGAGGAGTACGCCTTCCGCAGCAGGACCATGACGCCTCCCGCGACCGGCTGCGTCGCCTGCACCGAGTTGATGCGGATGTACTGCTCGCGCCCGGCCTCGAGTTTGATCCGTCCGACCTTCAGCGTGTTCTGGATGGCGTTCGTGAACTGCGCGAAGACCGCACTGGCGATGTCCGTGGGCGAAGCGAACCCGGAGGCCGTGTCCTCCTGGACCTTGACGTCCCAGGTGCCGCCCGCCGTGATGGCCCCGGCCACCGCGACGATGACCGCCTCGTCGAAGCCGGCCGTATCGATGGCCGCCCCGTTCTGCGTCCCGGACAGCGCCCCGGCGTTGAGACCGATGACCCACTTCCCGTTCGTCTGCTGCTCCATCTCTGCCTCCGAAGATGAGGGCGGCGCTGAGGACGCCGCCCCCCAGAGTTACCGCAGGACTACGCCGTCACCTGGATCGCCGTCGCCTTCGTGAACGTCGCCGGCACCCAGACCAGGATCCCCGTCCGCGACATGACCCGCAGGCGGATCTGCGCGTTCGCCATGTTCGTGTACGGATCCAGCATGAAGCTCATGCCGCTCCGGTACCCGAACACGATCCCACGCGGATCGCCGTGGTAGGCCGTGGTCTCGTTCGTGCCGCCGCCACGGTTCCGCAGGATGGCGGTGGTCAGGAACACCGGCTGGCCCCAGATGTTCGTCGGCCGCCCGTTCCCCTGCTGCGCCACGCCGAACACCACCGGGAACCACGGGTTGCCGGACGTCACGGCGAGGCCGAGCGCGTCGCGCATCACCCACGGATGCGCGAAGATGACCCCGTTGTTCAGCGTCGAGGCCTGCTCCCCGCCGTAGAGCAGCTTGCGGAGCGCCGCCTCGGTGAGTGCACCCGAGACCGCCGTCGAGTTGACCCCCGCCGCCGCGAACAGCCCGGTGAAGTTCGAGCCCGTCCCGTCACCTTCGAGCGACTGCGCGTCGTAGGTCCGGCCGATCATCTCGGCCAGGTGCGTGAACAGGAAGTCCATCAGGTTGATGGCCGCGTCCCCGACGAGCTCCTCGGACATGGTCACGATGCCGATGAACTTCTTCGCCGTCAGCGTCCCCTGGCCGAACGGAGTCGCCGGCGCCGCGTCACCAGCGGCCGTCTCCTCCGCGACGATGGCCACGGTGAAGTCGTTCGCCTGCGTCGGCAGCTGGTGCGTCTTCGTCGTCATCTGGATGATGGATGGCCCGGCCTGCTGCACGACCGAGTTGTCCTTGATGACCCGCCCCAGGTCCGCCTCGGTCACCGTCGGGATCAGGAACCCGCCCTCCGCGTTCGTGTCCTCCTGCAGCGCCGCACGCTGGTACCCGCCGAGCGCCTCGGCCAGCTTGTCCGCCTTCTCCGCGAACTTGTGCGCCTCCTGGTACTTCGACTCCTGGTGTAGCCGGAACTGCTTGATCCGGCACATGAACCACGCGGCCGATCCCACCAGCCGGACGGGATCCTTCTCGGCCAGCTTGGCCAGATGATCGTTGGCCCACTGGTGCGTCTCGACGAGCGCGATCTGCCCGCGCAGGTGATCCGGCAGCAGGTTGCGGAGCGCGTCCGTCTCGCCGAGGCCCGACGCCCCACCGAAGCGGGTCGCGGACGCCTTGCGCTCGACTTTCCCGATCCACTCCTCCTGCAGCTGCAGCGCGGTCTCCGCCTTCTGGATCTTCTCCTCGGCCGCGGTCAGCTTCTCGTCCAGCACTTCGACCTTGCCCATCAGCAGCTTGTTGCGCGCCTCGAACGCCGACTCGCTCGCCTCCTGCTGCGCCAGCATCTTCTCGACGTTGTCCGCGATCTTCTGTGCCATTGCCTGGTCCATCAGACTTACCTCGTGGCCGCGAGTAGCCGTGCGGCCGTGGTCAGGTAGAGCAGGTGTTCCATTCCAGCAAGCGCCTCGTCCCGGACGGGTTCCGGCGCCGATGTGAGTGCGACTGCGTTCGGGTTCGCCGGCACGGCCACCCAGGAGACCTCGAGCAGCTCCTGCCGGATGAAGTCGATCCCCGTGAACTTCTCGTCCTCGTACCGGAACTTATGCTCGAGCGATCGGAAGCCGACCGACACCGTGCGGATGGCGCCGGCCTCGACCATGCCGAGCACCATGTCCGCCAGGGGATTCAGCCCGGCCGGCAGGAAGCGCGAGCGCACGATGAGCAGCCCGTTCTCGACCCGCTCGCCCGTCGACTGCCCGGTGACGTGGTCGACGCGGTAGCTGTGGTCCGCCAGGAAGATCGGGTTCTTCCGGTAATTCCCGAGCTCCCACCCGTCCGGGTTGATGGTGTCGCCGTAGCGGTCCTTCGTCCCGTCGCTCGCCACTACCTCGACCTCGCGAGCGTCGACGTCGAGCGCCCGGATCTCGGCGCGGAAGGTCTTCTCGACCTGCTCGACCTCACGCCCGTCTGCCAGCGCTCGCCGCACGATCCGCCCCGCCTTCCGCAGCTGCTCCAGTTGATACATGGGCTACTCCAGCACCGCCACCGCGGCACACCGGCAGTTGACCACCTCGCCCGCATCGTTGCTGTTCGCCTGCAGGGGATAGAGCAGGCCGTTCGAGAACTCTTCGCCGATCACCTGGATTTCCCCGTCCATGTCCTCGTGGCTCTCGCGCACCGCGTCGTCGCCAGCGGTCAGCCACTGGTGCCGCTTCACGCCCTCGCCCTGCATCTCGATGAAGCGCCCGCCCGCGAAGCTTTGCCCGACCTCGGTGCGGGCAATGGCGAGCGACCGCGCCCGCTCGACGTTGAACGCCTCACGCACGCGATCCTTGATGGCCTGGATGTCCTCGCGCTCCGCGATGCCCGCCGCGATGGCTCGCCGCACCCGCTCATGGACCACGCCGACGATCTGATGCTCGACCTTGATCTTGAAAGTCTTGACCTTCAGGAACGCCTGCGCCTCGGCCGCGTCCATGTCGAACGTCCCGTCGATCGAGAGCTCGTCGATGACGCTTTTTCCCCCGATCTTCAGCCCCTGCTTCCACGACGGCATGCTGGTCTGCACCAGGTCGCCGGCGGCCGCGTCCAGGTCGAACATCACCGTTTCTGGATCTTCGAGCGCTCGAACGGAGACGCTGCGGATCCCCCCCGCGGCAGCGGCCGCAGAGGCCGCCGTGCCTGAGACTGCGTCGAGCGCCGCAAGCGTCTCCGTCCGAAGCCCGTATAGCCACGACTGGTAGCGCAGCCGATACGCGCGCGCCGTCCCCTCCCAGAGCGCCTCAAGCGAGCGAATGAAGGCGAGCCGCCGCTTCGAGCCACGTAGGTGGAACGGGACCACGCCCTTCGCCGCATCGGCAGTCTCGTCCTCTGCAGGGACGGGCAGCAACGCAGGTTCCGGCACCGTCTGGCTCGCGACCTCGCCCGCCGGCATCAGGTTGAACGGCAGGAAGCCCTCATCGAGCCACGGCTTGCCGGCTGTGTCGACCTCGAGGCCGAGCATCTTCGCGGCCTCCGAGAAGGGCACGCCCATGCTGAATAGTTCCTTCACCGACTTGATGGCGTCATGCACGTCCTCTGGAATCGCCTCCGCGACCTTCTGCTTCTTCTCCCACCCGAACGTAAGCCCGCCCCAGAAGCGGTCGACGATGTCCTGCTGGATCGCCGTGCCAAGGAATTGAAGCTTCGGGAACACCGTCTCGTAGAGCATGATCCGCTTCTGGTCCCTGACCGCGAAGTTCGCCTGAAACACGCCCCGGTAGATCGGCGGCACCCCGTACACCGCGCCGACCTGGTCGCCCTCGTACTTCATCGTCTCGAGCCAGTCCATCTCCTTCTGCGTCGGGCTCACCGTCTCGAGCTTTCCACCCCGGAACAGGAACGGCACCTTGCCTGCATTCTTGTAGCCCAGGTACTCGTTCCTGAACTGCTGCTTCAGTGTCTCGATCTGGTCCGGCGTCAGCTGCACCTCGTTCGGGAAGTTGACGTAGAACGGCGGCAGCCCGCCGCTGGCGAAGAAGTTCGCCTGCCAGCGACGCGCCTTGTAGAGCGTGTTCACCGAGAGCATCGCAGCGGACAGCGGCGCCAGCCCGCGGATCGGATTGTTCGGGTTCGGGTAGCCCAGGTGAAACACCTGCTCAATCGAGAGTGTCTTCGGCGGGCGGTTCGCCGGCTGCCACTTCCAAGCCACCAGGCGCTCGTCCTTGACCTCCTCCTTCACGTCGCCAGGGTGCAGGAAGTAGATCGTCCGCGGCGCCTCGCTCCCGTCGCGCTTTGTCTGCGCGAACTGGTCCAGGTACCAGAACACCTCGCCGCAGAGCTCCAGGTAGACCAGTGTCGTCTCGATGAACTCCGACCCGACCACGTGCTCGTTCGGCTTGCCGAAGAGGTCGTAGAGCTCGTGCTCCTCGACGCGGTTTTCGCCGTCGTAGAGCCCGTAGTTCACCGAAGCGCCTTGGCTGGCGATGGCGTGGACGCAGGCGTAGACATCTGCGACCTGGGAGTACGGGTCTAGCACCTGATCGCGAACCGCGAGATGCTCGAGGCCGCGCTCGAAGAGGCGCGACCATTCGGTTGTCTTGACGAACTCGCCCAGGCGCTCGCGCACCTTCCGGCGGGCGTAGAGTTCTGCGCCGATGGTGTTACGGAGTGCCGCGAGCATGCCCATCAGGCTCCAGTCCTACAGTTCTTGTCAGGCGAACGCCATGAGCGGCATCGAGGCCGCGATGATTCCCTGGTGCCCCACAATGGCCGCCATCACGCAGTCGTCGTGCAAGCCGGACGGCGCCGAATACCGAAATCCCGTCGCCGTGCGCTCGAACCGAAACGCGCGCAGCTCGTCCTGCAGCGGCGGCAACGGGGCCAGGCTCAGAGCGCTGCCCGGGTCGTGGAGGTCTCGCGCAAAGGCGAGGATGGCGGGGCCCTTCGACTGGGCGGTTGTCACCCACTCGCGGACCGGGACGCCGCGGTTTGCCAGCCCGTCGAACAGCGGCGGGCCTGGCCCGTTGGTTTCGATCACCAGCGTCGCGTCCTGCCAACGCCGGGACGTGTCTTGTAGTCGTGCCTCGCTCTCCGGGAACGGCACGCCACGCCAGCGCTCCATGGCGCAGAGGCGCATGGCGCTCGTGTCCCAGACCGCGGCGACCAGGTAGTCGATCTCCTGGCCGACGTCGACGCCTACGACGTAGCGGTGCTCGGCCACCGGTCGCTCTGCCGGCTCTCCCGTGGTCTTCCGCTGGATCGAATCCGGACGGAAGACCGCGGCCTCGTCGGCCGTCCATTCGGCCTCGTAGAGCCGGCGGTACTCCACGTCCGGCAAAGTCTCACGCTCGTTGTCTATGAACTCGAGGTACGGCCTGCGCTGGCATCCTGGCTCGTGCAAGCGCGGGTTGGCTAGCTCCCTGATCTCCATCGCCGGCGCCGAGCATCCGCACTCGATCGACGCGGCCCTGTCTCTCCAGGTCCAACGATAGGTCGCGATGAGCGCCGGATCGCGCGTCGGGTCCTCACCCGCGCGGCAGAGCGTGCGGAACACACCGGTCGACATCCCCGGGTTCCCGATCCAGCGGATCGGTCCAAGACTCGCCGAACGCCTTGAGCTAATCACGCCGTACGCCGACGGCGTCAGGAGGCCCGCTTCGTCGACGACCGCGCCAGCAATGTGCGGGCCGCGGAGTGTCTCCGGGTCATGCCATGAGGCGAATGCGATGAGGGAACCGTGCGACGTCCGCACCTTACGGTCGCCAGCGCTCTCGACCTTGCCACCGAAAAGTCCGCACGCAGCGAGGATCGCGACGACTGTATGGAAGCCGGTCACGAGCTGCTTCTCCGTAGGCGCGTACCACGCCCAGAGCGTGCCCGGCCGCGCGAGCGCCTGCTGTACGATCCATGCAGCGCAGGCCCGCGTCTTCCCGACCCCGGTGCAGGAGTAGCAGACGGCATCACGCGCTCGCTCGTGTAGAAACGCCAGCTGGTACGGTCGCAATCCCCGAAACCGCACCGTGGGCGTCGAGGTCCCCGAAGTCGACGACGATCGGGCCGCCGGTCGGTCCTGTGAGTTGGATCGGCTGCGGGGCGTTGCCGTATGCCTGCGCGAACATCGCCGCGAAGAACCGCGGATCGTCTCGGCAGACTCGCAGGATGCGTCGCTTCCACTCGGGGCGCTCGAACTGCTCGCGGAGCCACGCGCGCATCTCGCGGACCTTCGGGTTGTCGACCTTCCCAGGCTTGCGCCCGGAGCCTGGTCGGTACCCGCCTCGGCGACTGCCGTCACGCGCCACGCCTCACCCGTTGAAAAAAAACCAGCGTCCCACCACCGCGAGAGTTTCGTCAGGTCGCCTATGGAGTCAAGTTCTTGCGTACACCCCCGAATCGGAAGCGCTCGCGGTTCTCGGCCGTGTCGGGAACACCGCGGCGCTCCCAGCCGGTGACCGCTCCCGCGCTGACGCCCAGGCGCTTCGCGCACTGCCGCACGCTCAGGCCCATCTCCAGGCGGGAGACGCGGAATACGCCCGCCGCGATGAGAAGCGCCGACCGAGTTGGCTCCGCTTCCGGCAGGTCACAACGGGCGAAGTCGTAGTGGTCACGTAGCCAAGACGCGACGTGCTCGTGCATCGGCCGTCGCTTCCCGAGTTGCTTGCACCAGTCCCTGAGCGCCGCCTCGATGCCGCTCTCGAGGCAGCACGCGTACCACGCGCCGTTGTGTGGGTGCCTGACGTCGCTCACGCCGAGGCCTCCCGTGCCATCGCCTCGCGCTCGAGGTCGTAGGCCGACAGCCACTCCAGCCTGGCCTGCACGTCTCCGACCCTCGGTCGCACAGGGCCGGGTAGCGGCCGCTGGTAGGGACAGACGGACTCCGGCAACCCTGCCCGTGCTGCGTCGCGTGCAGCTCGCCACACTAGCTCCCAGGTGGCCTCGTAGGCACGGCGTGCCGCGCGATGCATCTCGCGCTCCCGATCGGCGCGCCTCACGGCTCAGCCTCGTCGGCGAGCCGGTCGATGACCTTCGCGCTGACGCCACTGTCGCGTAGAGCCTTGACGCCGGCACGGAAGGCTTCCCGCTTCCGCGCGATGGCTGGGTCGAGCGTGGGGTTGCCGTTCGTGCCGTCATGAGATTGGGTTACAGGCGCGGTCGAGTTACGCTCGTGGTCGGTCGGAGGCGAGGCGGTGACCGTCTCCGCGCCGCTGATCGGAGTAGCACGGCTGTTATATTTAGCTGTACGTACAACCCCTACCCTACCCTCTTCTACCCTATGGCGCGCGATCGGATCGCGATCGGATCGCGAATCATTCGCGAGCGGCTCGCGAATTGCCTTGGATGCGGCTCCAGGTGCAGACTCTCGCTCCTGGCCTTCTTTCGGTATGTTGTCATCGCAATGACTTTCTGTAAGTGAAGAACATTCTCCACTTACGGGTTTTCGCGATTGATTCGCGAATGACTCGCGAATGACTCGCGAGGATAAATAGTTTTCTTTCTTAGGAATTGGGATAGAGCTTTGAGAAGGATGGTCTACTTTCTGGTAAGTGCGCCACGTCGGAAGCTCGTAATAGACCCTTCCGTCGATCTGGAAGAGCCGGACCATGCCAGCGGCCGCAAGGGCGTCCCGATCGTCCTGAATATCGGACGCTCGGTATTCGTCGGCGGGAAACACCTGTGCGCGGAGGGTGGATGGCTCGGCGCGCCCGCGGCCGTAGTCATCGGACAGGGAAATCAGGCCGATGAAGAGCATGCGCTGGCGTAGGGAGCGCTCGGTGAAATCGTGGGAAGTCCAGATTCCGGGGTCGATCTGTCTCTTGCGGGGCATCGGGCTCTCTCGTGAGCGATAGGGGTCGTTGTCCTGTGCCGGGGCAGCGGTCCAGAGAGTGGACGCCTGTGTGGTCAGGGGGCGTGTGGCCACTCGGCGCGCAGCTCGACGGAGACGACGCCGAGGCAGCGCTCATAGGGTCGTCCGAACGCCTTCTCGGTCCTGCGGTAGCAGTCGAACAAAGCCAGCGCCTCCTCACGGTGTTCGCGGATCGTCTCGGTGGCGAGGTGGACGGAGCGGTCCCTGGTGTCTTCGACGACAAGGCACCAGGCGCGGGAGGTGAGCATCGTTCAGGCGGCGCCCTTCTGGTCGGCGTCCTTCGGGAAGAGCTTCAGCTGCCGCGTCACCTTGACGAACTCCTTGAGGTCCGGATGCCAGAGTCCGCGGCGCTCGACTACGTCTCGGAACTCCTCGATGTCATGACCGCGCAACACGGGGCGCTCGTCTCCGGTCTTGGCGTCCTTCCTGACCGTGCAGTGTGCGAGCTCGTGGTCAAGGAGCGCCTCCTGCTGCTCGACCGTCAGCTTTTGGTAGCTCTCCTCCTCGATCTCGATGACGAAGTCCGGGTCCGAATCGAACGCTGTCCGACACAGGAACTTCGTCAGCGCGTTCGCCTTCTTGGCGGTGCCGAGCCGAGTCTTGCCATGCCGCTTCGTGGGCTCATCCCGGAACAGGAACAGGACCTCGCAGTCCTTGATGTCGCTGTGGCAGGCGGCCCGGACCCGCTCGCCCAGATCGGTCAGGGCGTCATCTGTGCGAAAGATCATCACTACCTCCCTTGGAGATTTGCGCCCTCAGCTGAGGAGCCGGAAATCAAAGAGCGTTCTCTGTGCCTCCTGGACCGTGCAGCCCTTGAGCTTTGCCATGGCGTGCAGCTCAGAGAGCGCCCGCCTACGGTGTTCCTCGACGCAGTCCTTGATCGCCTCCGCGCTGGTGGCGATGCGGTAGCCCTTGTCCTTGCCACAGCCCGAGACGACGGGGACGCCCCGGAGGCGGAGCGTGCGGACGGCTTCCTGGATGCGGCGGACGTGAACCCGCCGGCCGAGCAGGGCTGAGGCTCGAATGGCGAGACGGCCGCCGGGGATCGCCGCAGCCGGCTCGCGCGGCAGGGCCTCGTGGGTCACGGCGAGGACGGCGGGGTCGGCTCTCACCATTGCCTCCGGCGTTCAGCCTTGCAAATCGCTCCACCGAGGAAGACCCCGCAGAAGATTCCAGCGAAATAGCAGGAGAGGCAAAGCCAGATCGTCATGAGACCTCCACCACGTCCCCGGCGATCTCCGGCCAGCCCATCACCTCGCGCCGGTAGTAGTCGAGCAACCACAGCGCCTCGATCTCATCCTCGCTCGCGCGCCGACAGACCTCTGGCCAGCGCGTCGCAGCGGCCGCGATCATCTGCGGCTTCTTCGCATTCCCCTTGCCGGTCGCATGCATCTTCAGGCGCGTCGAATGGACGGTCGTGTGTTCGATCCCGTGCGATGCGCACCAGCTCTCGACGTGCGCTTGGTACCCGTGCGCGTAGTGGGTCGCGGCGCCGCCGCGGTTGTGGGCCTGTTCGATGACGATGAGCGCGAGCCCGGGATGGTCGGCACGGATCCGGTTCAGGCGGTCGACGAGCTGCAGGTAGCGGACGCCCGGGGATTCCCCGCGTCCAGGCTTCAGCGTCCAGGTAGCCGAGTGGATCAGTGGACGGTCAGCGCTCCCGAGGGCGATGCCGCAGGACGTGCCGGGGTCAATGGCGAGGATGATCACTTCGGAGCCCCCAGCGCCAGCAACTCGCCCAGGCGCGCCGAGACCTCCTCACGCGTGAGATCAGCCCCGAGGAACGTCTTCGCGTAGTAGCCCGCGACGTACGGCTGGAACCAGCCGGAGTGGTCGAAGATGTAGGGGATGCTCATCTCGACCTTCCCCTGGATCACCAGGTGGCAGACCTGGCAGAGCGCGGCGAGGTTCCACCAGTCACAGTCGGCTTTGACCTCGTTGAGGTGGTGGACGGTGAGAACCCGCTGGGGGACGCGTTCGATGATCGTTACTGACATATCCAGTGCAGTGGCAGCGTCGAGAAGATTGCTTCTATCCACCGGTTCAAAGCGACGGTGGCGGTCGGGGTCGCACGCATCGTCACAGGCCGCCATCAGACTGGGCAGCGGATTGTCGATCTGAGCGGCGGACGAGCTGTGCCGCGCGGTGAGTATCAGCGCCTTCCACTGTCGATCCGACCGGTGGCGGCAGCGCACGCAGCGGTTGCCGGCCTCCTCGCGGACACGCGCGGCGATCTCCGGCCATTCGTCTGGGTAGCCGTTCACGACGCCACCCTCCCGTGCGCGCCGAGCTTCTTGTCAGCCAGGCGCTTCCGCAGCAGCTCGACGAGACCCGCCGGAACCTTCATGCGGCCCGCCTCCATCTGCCCGACACAGGAAGCCCCGCTCGCGCGGTTCTTGTAGCCCGCGAGATCGCCGACTGCGGCCTGCGACCATCCTCCGGCCTGGCGCAGCTCGCGCAGGGTGTCGCCGTCATGCCGGGTGCGCTCGGGCGTAGGCGTCGCCCTGGGTGCGCGCTTCCGGACGGCCTCGGTGTCCTTGACGACCGGCTTCCGTTCTACGGCCGCCGGAGCTGGCGCCGGCGCGGGTGGAGGAGCCGCCGCGGGCTTGGAGACGCGCTGCGGAGCAGGGGGGGGGGGATCCTGCTGCCGTGGTGCTTCCTCGACGGCCGCCTGGCGCACCAATATCCCGGGGCGGATGAACTCCCGCTCGATGCACTCGATGGCGACCGTCAGCTCACGGATGCGGTTGCGGAAAGCGGCGACGACGACCTCGAACGTCTCGGGGTTGAGGCTCATCGGCGCGCCTACCAGCTCGACACGATGGTTAAGCCAGGGGCGAACGTCCGCAGCCTGCGCAGCACGGTGGTCGTCCGGTGCAACTCGCAGAGGACCACCGCCGCCCCGTGACGCGTCTCGAGGCCTCCCGATGCCCACTGCTTGCAGTCCTCGCACCGCAGCTGCTGATCGGCCATCGTGAACACGCGGGCGGTCGAGAGGTTGTGCTCGTACGCGTGCAGCTCGGCCTCTTCCTTCGTTGCATGCCCGTCCTGGTGGCTACGGCACGGTCCGCTCGGGAAGATCGCGCCGTCGTTCATGCGCGTCCAATCCCATCGACCATCCGTCTTGCGCTGGCGGGCCTCGTAGTAATTCACGCGCGCGCTCCCTTCTTGGCCGTCGAGTACTCGCTCATGCCGCCTCCCTCCCCGCGCCGGCGATGCCAGGCGCCTCCACGCGCGACGCTCCCCCCTCGCGCGAGACGTAGAAGTAGCGCGGACCTGGGACGGCGTTGCGCTCCCGGGCCATCGCCTGAAACTCCTCGACGGTCTTGCCGAGGATGGTGGACAGCACCAGCACCTGGTGCCCGCAGTCGGAAAGCACGCTGAGCGCCGCGGCGCGGCTCCCCGGATCCAGCCGGTCGAAGTCGTCGACGACGATGAGCCCGAAGCCCGAGGCGGACGCCACCGCGACCTGGAAGGCCAGGCCGAAGCGGATCTGCTCGCTGGAGCTCAGCAGCCTGGTCGGTAGGCCGTTGACGATCGCGTCGTCCTCGAGGGCGAGCAGCGGCGCGAAGTCCGCCTGGTAGCCCATCGGCCGGAGCTGCTCGTTCACGACGGACTGGAAGAGCTGCACGCCCCCGCCGCCGGCGAGGTCCTTGCGGATGCCGTCGGGGCCGAGCAGCTCGCACAGGCGGTCCAGGTCGTCGCGCTCGGCGTCGAGCCGGTCCCGGGCGTGCTCGTATTTCGCGTGCTGCTCGGCGGCCGCCAGGTACGACGAGAGCAGCTCGAGCCGGCGGCGCCCCTCGGCGATCCGCTCCGCGAGGGCCGCGGGGTCGGCGACGGCCGCGGGCTGCGGCTCGGCGGGGCGCATCTCGCGCTCACGCTCCAGCTCGGTGATCGCCGCCTCGATCGTGGCGGCCGCCGCCTCCCCCTCCTCGAGCGCCACGAGCTGGCGCTTCAGGGCCTCGACGTCGGGGGTCGCCTGCAGGATCGACTTCGCTTCCGCAAGCTGGTTGCGCGCCGCCGCGGCCTCGGCCTCCGCCGCCTTCAGCCGGTCCCGGGCGGACTCGATCGCCTTCTTGCGGCTGGCCGCGGTCGCCTTGGCGCCACAGGTGGGACACGTCTCGGGCGCCGCCTCGGCCGCGGTTACGTCCTCCCCCGCCCGCGCGAGCAGCGCTTCCGCCTTCGCCTGGCGCTGGACGGCGTCCCGGTGGGCGGTCGCGGCGGACGTCTTTCCTTCTTCCGCCGCGGTGATCTGGTGCGAGAGCGACAGCGCCCGCATCTTCACGTCACCCTGCGGGGGTAGCTGCTTGCGCTTCTCGCGCCACTTCGCCAGGTCCCGGTCGATCCGCTTGAGTCGCTCACGCTCCCGGCGCGGGGCGGCCTCCGCCTCAGCCTGGGCGCGGATGGCCTGCTCGCGCTCCCCCTCGAGCGCCTCGAGCTTCCGGGTGATCGTCCGGCGGTGGCTTTCGAGGGTCGGACCGTCCATGCCCGCCATGCCATCCGGGGCGACGGGCGGCTCGGGCTCGCCGAGCGCCTTGAGCGCGCGCCCGTTCGCCGTCCGGGCCTCGTAGACCCGGCGGTAGAGCGCGTCGATCTCGCTCAGCGTCGCGATGACGTTGGTGTGCTCCTGGGGGATCGCGCCAGCGATCAACTCCACCACCTCGGAGGGGAGTTCGATTGCCGCCGGCTTCGTCAGGTCCAGCACCAGCCGCTGCGCCGCCTTGCGATCGAGCCGCAGCAGCTCGCCCGAGTAGAGGCAGGCGCGGATGACGGAGCCGGGAACGTGCAGGTGCGCCTCGATCCGGTCCTGGACCGCGGCGCGCGGGCCCTCCCCCTCCTGGCGGGTGAACAGCTCATCACCCGCGTGGATCTGGACCTCCCACTTCTTGCGGTCGCCGTAGCGGCGGAGGTCCTCGAGGGAGCGGCCGGACTCGGCCCCCCTCGCGGTCCCCGTGAGGCCCACGGAGATCGCGTCGAGGAGCGTGGACTTCCCCGCGGCGTTGAGCCCTCCGACGATGTTGAGCCCAGGCGCGAGGTCGAGGTCGGCGGCCTGGTAGCTGCGAAAATTCCGGAGAGCGAGCCGGGTGATCTGCATCGTCACGGCCCTCTCCATTCGAGGCGGGAGACCGACAACGCGGCCGCCGCTCGCTCGAGCAGCTCGACTGCATCGCGGATGTTGCCGCGCACGACGACATACGCGCTGGCCCCTGAGACGTTCGGCTCACCGAGGGAGACGCGGAGGCAGTCGGGATCGTCTGGCAGCTTCCTCACGAGGAAGGTGCCGACGATCTCCTCCTCCGCGTTCTCGCCCGGCTTCCCGGTGGTGATCGTGTTGGTCCCAGCCGCTGACATCGCGGCCGCCTGCTCCGTCAGGCGCCGGATGACACCGTCGTCCGTTGCCTCGGTTTCGTGATCTCGGTTCCTGTGGGTGTCAGCCATGATGGGCTCCTAGAAGTCCACGAGCTGGCCCTGACCGGGCGCACTGGTGGGGGTGGCCGGACGGGGCTCCGGCTTGTCGTCATCGAGCCCGTCGACGAACTGGTCGGGGGTCAGCGTCCCCGCCGCCTGGGCGGGCTCCTGACGCGGAGGCGCGGCGCTGGCAGGAGCCGCCGCGCGCAGGTTCTCGTCCCCATGCCCGCGGTTCTTCTCGGCGGCAGGCTTCAGATCCTCGGGCGAGACGGTCCCCTTCTCCGGCCCGGCCGCCACCGGGAACCACTCGGCCGGCGTGCTCATGCCGTCCTTGAGCGAGTTGTAGACCTTGCCCAGCTGGATCAGCATCCCGGGGGTGATCGACTCCAGATGCCGCTGCGTCCGGCGCTCGATCATCTCCTTCGTGACCCCGAACTCCGCGAACTTCTCGAGCAGCGCTTTCAACCGCTCCGGCGTGACCTTCGCCTTCTCGGTCAGCGTCGCCTCGCACTGGCGGATCGCTTCTTCCTGCACGTCGCCGGGGATCACCCCCAGGATGCAGGCCCGCAGCCGCCGCGCCCCCTGATTCGCCACCATCTCGTAGATGTCACGCGGATCCGAGAGCGCGACGTTCCCCTTGTTCTTCGTGTAGCGGATGTGCGGCACCTGGAACACCTTCCGCTGGCGCACGTTCGTCTCGAGGTCCCAGGCGTAGGCTTCGACCGTGGACTCCCCGTCCCGCTGGTCCAGCTCGCGGATGCCGAAGTCGAAGTTGCCCCAGTTCTGCGCCAGCACCTCCGCGAGCCGGATGGACGGCCCGGTGACCTCCGCGCCGCCGCGGGTGTAGGCGTACATCGCTTTCTCCGCGAGTCCAGGCCGGGTGCAGGCCATGAGGATCCGGTCCTGCGCCGCCTTCTCGTCGCGCGGGTTCGACCGCGCCAGGATCATCGCGGCCTGCACTTCCGCGATCTCGCGCTGCTGGGCGATGGCGACGAGAGCCCCGCCGCCGGCGCTCTCGCTTGCGCGCGTCATCTGCACCACGTTTGCCTCCGGCATCACAGTTCTCCTTGCGGCGCGGCCACGGCGAGCTGCGCCGGCCGGCGGATGAAGTAGCGGCACGTCCGGGCGTAGCCGCAGAAGCGCTCCGAGCAGGCCCAGTGGTCAGGGCTCACCGGCATGAACACGCCTCGCTCGATGGCGAGGGTCAGCGTCTCGATCCGGGCGAGGAGCGCGTTGTAGTCGTCGGCGCCCTTCGTGGCCTCCAGCGTGACGGCCAAGGGCTTCTTGTTGTCCACCAGGTAATCGAGTTTGACCTTCTCGGGCGCGCGGCCGTCCAGCACCTTGACCGCGAGCGAGTAGGCAGCGAGCTGCAGCGACTTCGCCGCCGCATCCGCCGGCGGGCTCTTCGCGGTCGTCTTGGTGTCGCGCACCGCGGCCGCGCCTTCCTGGATGTCGATGGTTCCGACGAGGTCGAAGGGATAGCCCGGGATCGCCACCGCCCACTGGCGCTGGATGTGCGTCGGCTCGATCTCCCCCGCCGTCGAGACGGCGTGCAGGACCGAGAGCCTCACCGTCTTGTCCGTCGCCTGCCCCTTCACCTTCGGGATGCCGGCCTCGGCTTCCTCGGGATCGAGCCGGACGCCGCCGCCGCGCTCCCAGGTTTCCTCGAGGCCGTCGCGCGCGATCTCGGCCAGCTCGTCGAGCGGCAGCAGCTCCTTCGTCTCGCGCTTGTGCTCCAGGTTGCGGCTGACCGCCTTGTCGGTGGCGATGCCGACGACCGCCGCCACTCCGGGCGGGATGATCTCGCCTTCGATGTAGCGCCGCCGGAAGGCCTCGCCGCAGGCCATGTTGAGGCCGGTGGCGTGGAGCTGCGGCCGCTTCAGAGTGTCCATGTCCGATTGACCTCCGGACCCGCCCGTGGTAGCGTCGGGCCCGTTCGTAGCGTTCTTCATGTATTGGGGCCGCGTCTCTGCCCGGGGCGCGGCCCCTTTCGTTACTTCCCCTCGCCGTCCATCTTCTCCGCGAGCGCCGCGAGCCAGCACTCCAGTCGTGGGTGGTCACGCTTCGGCCACCAGCACCAGTCGTGCGTATGCTCCGCGTGCATCTCCACGACCCCCCGCAGCACGCGGGCGGCTTGCAGGCAACCGGGCCACGGCTCGTCGGTCTCCATCGTGTCCGCCAGCGCCAGCAGCTTCGCTTGGGGGTCCATCACTTCCCCTTCAGCTCCGCGAGCATCAGCCCGCACCGCTCGATGCCGTCGTGCGCTGCCTGCTGCGCCGCAAGGATCGCGTGCGTGTACGGTCCCTCGTCGTTCGCCTCATCGAGGAACGCCGCCCGCAGCAGCTCCAGGGCGTCGGCGAACTTGCAGGTCGCGCCGTGGATCTGGGCGTAGCGGGTGGAAGGTGGCGGGGGCGCGGCGGGACGCGCGGGCAGGCCGATCGGCGCCTCGGGACCGAACGCCACGCGCCCGACGACGACGCCACTACCCCCACGAGGCGGATTGTCGGAATCTAACCGACCGTGAGTCGGCTGATATCCGCCTATCCGCCTTCCTGCCCGGTCCCACTTGCCGCTCGTCTGCGGGATCACCTTGTCGTTACCGATCCTCATCGCTTCCCCCTGAAATCGTTGCGGAGCGGCCCCGGCCAACCAGGTTCCGAAAGCCACCCCGCCCCGAAGTCCCCGCCAGCAACTGGAACAGCGGCGAGGCCCCACCAAGCCGGGGAGCGTCCCCGGCGGCCGTCCTCAGTCCCGATCCTCTGGACCGTGCTCTCCGATCCGAAGCTGTCGCCGCACCTCTCGAATCGTGTCCATGTTCGGCACCTGGATATGGCCCGGCAGGTCGCAGCGTGACCACGCCAGCGCGCCGCTCCACCGCTCCCAGTACTTGACCATCCCCCCGCACCCAGGGACCTCGCACTTCAGGAAGACAGGCGGGGCCGGGGCAACGGCCGTCGAGGTCCGGCCGCCTGTCGCTGCCCCGGGGTCCGGTTCTTCTGCGATTGGGGTACTGGGGTTGGCTTCGGAGGTCGGCTCGACACTCTCCTCTGGAGTGGTGGGGACGCGATTCATTGGATGATCCTCACGTCCGCTGGCGGCTCGCCACAGGCAATCGGCTCAGGCTCAGGGTCGCCGCACACCTTGCAGGACGTGCACGACTGCCCGATCTTCCCGGCGACGCAGCGCGGCTCGGGCCGCATCACCATCGCCCCGTCCTGGCACTCGCCGCACTTGAGCGCCTCGGTCGTCCGGCCGGACCTGAGACGCAAGGGTCGGAGCGCCGCAACGATCTGGTCGAGCCCGTAGCCCCGCGACTCGAGCTCCCGCGCCAGGCGCAGCGCATCGGCCGGAGGCAGGAAGATGATCCGCTCCCCCGCCTCCGTCGTCGCTCGGATCGGCGGGGACGTGAGCGTCAGCGGGGGTAGTTCCACACCATCGAGCGACAAGCACACGGTCAGCGCGAGCGCGAGCATGTGTCCTCCTTCCGGTCCCGTAGGAAGCTGTAGATGACGGCCGCCACGAGCAGGCCGCGCGTGACGTCGAGCGCCAGGAGGAGGAGCGCCTCGCCCATCACAGCCCTGACGCGTTGACGATGTCGAAGAGGGCAACCGTGTCATCCCCGTCCTCGGGCGTTGGCGGCCGGAGCGACGCGGCATCCGGCCTCCCCTGCTCCCCGCCGCTCCGGGGTTCGTACGTCAGATCGAAATCCGTCCGGCAGGCGTGGCAGTGCGCGGAGGTCGGCCGCTCCCCCGGCGGCGCGAGCGTCGTCCCGCACCCGGGGCACGTCGCGATCCAGAAGCCGTCGCGGAGGTAGCCCTGCTGCCACAGGGCCGGGACGGTCGGGATCACCGCGTCGCCCTCCGCAGCGTCCGCACCTGGCCGCCGACCGCCTGGCGCGCGATGTAGGACTCCAGCGCCGCGCGCTCGAACACCACCGCGCCCCGCGCGAGCCGGGAGAACGGCACCGGCGAGACGGGCCGGCCGTCGGCCCGGCGACGGTGGATCCAGCGGATCACGAGGCTCCTGGGGATGCCGTAGATCGCGGTCACGTCCGCAGCCGAGACGAACAGCGCGGCGGTCACGACGCAGCTCCGGCGGCTTCGGCAACCGCGGCCGGCGGCTCTAGCAGCCGCCCCGCCTGTTCGAGCGCGTCCGGGAGCGTGCGGAAGGCCCACGAACCGCCGCCGACCGGGTGGGACACCTGGATGAGGTAGCCGTTCTGGAGCCGCCAGATGTTGAGGGCGATGACGGGCTCAGGGGCGCTCACGGCTCCCCCCACAGTCGCGGCTGCCGGGAATCCCGGCGCATGCCGCGCAGGATCGAGGCGACGGCATTCCGCTTCTTCTCGGTGATCGCCCCCGCCTCGACCAGGAGGCCGGCGACGTGCTCCGGCGACGGCTCCAGCGGGATCAACCGGAACCCGAGCGCGAACGCGAGCCGCGCCAGGAACGGCTCGTCAGGGTCCGCGAGCGTCATCAACTCGGGCAGGATCACCAGCGGCAGGTGCTCGGGGTGCGACACGTAGTCCCGGACCGTCGAGCGCGCCTTGTCGACCACGGCCGCGACCCGTTCCGTGCCATGGGCGAGGCACAGTCGGTCGACGAAGTCGGCGATCTCCGGGCCGATCGCCAGTCGTTGGCGGATCTCCAACGGCTCGCCGGACCCGTTGGCAATTCTCCCCTGGACTCCAACGGGGGTCGGTCGTATACCGGCCATCAGGCAGCCTCCGTCCACAGCCGTTCGACGGTCGAGTTCAGCAACTTGGCGATCCGGATCGCGGTCCGGACGTTTGGGCGGGAGCGCCCCTTGAGGATGTTCCGGGCCTGCGTCTCCGAAATGCCGACGCGGCGGGCGATTTGCGCGGCGCTGATGCGCCGAGCGCTGGCGACCGTCTCTAGGGTGGTTGGCGTATGAGCGTTCATTGCGCTGCAACAATACGCTTATAGGCGTTCGATGTCAACAACATTTTTTGCGGCTTGTCAAAAAACTGCGGAGGCGATAGAACGCCATGCCATGAAACGAGTTGTGGCCGCGAGGATTCGGGAGCTACGCGAAGGGCGAGGCTGGACCCAGGCCCAGCTCGCGCAGGAGGCGCACACGACGGTCTCGACGGTGAGCCGGTGGGAGACCGGGAAGTCGGTACCGAGGGGAAAGAAGCTCGCCACCTTGAGCGCGGCGTTTCACGTCGCCGAGGATGCCCTGGCCTACGGGGCGTCGCCGGACGCGATTCACGTCATTGAGCACTCTCCGCGGGTCTGTTTCGAGGCGATGGGTGCGGACCACCGCTACAAGGCCGTCATCAGCCTCCACAACTGGTTGAGGGCCAACAGGAAGTACCGGCACCTGGATCGCGTCGTGATGGATATTCTCGAGATCGCGAACGCGCCGCCTCCCGTGCGTAGGCTCTGGCGGCAGATGCTCAACATCGATGAGAATCAGGCGAGTGACGACCGCGCGCAGAGGCGGGGTCGCAAACGGAGGTCGGGATGAAACGATGGAAGTGGGGATTCGTGCTCGCCGGGGCGCTCGCGCTCGGGGCGGCGGGCAGCATCACGATGGAAATGGGCACCTTCAGTAGCAGGGACGGCATGGTTCGCCTGGCTGTTCACCGTTGGGGCGGCGAGTGGCTCGGAAGCATCTACATGGCGGACAAACACAACATCCAGAAGCTCGTGATTCCACTTCAGCCTTCCGACCTCCGCGAGCTGTCGCGGATGTGCTTGGAGACGGCCGATGAAATCGAGAGACAGAGAGCGGCGGAAGCCGGAGCCATCCTCGAGCCCGCCCCCGCCGCGACCCCCTGAGCCGCGCGTCGCCGGCGGCATCGTCCCCCTGAAGAACGGCCTCCAGGTCGTGTGGCGCTGGACCAAGACGCCTAAGAAGGACAGCCGGTAGGTCCGATGCCCGGCACCCTCCGTTGGCGCGCCGACCGCGGCGAGTGGATGGTGGACATCTACGTCGGGGGGCGCCGCTACCGCCGCTTCGTCGGGGCGAACAAGGCGCTCGCGGACGCGGCCCTGCGCGCCTGGCAGGACGATCGGGTGCGGGTGGCGAACCGGCTCCCCGCATGGATCGCCTCCATCGCCCCCCCACTGGGGGAATATTCCGTGGAATATTTGGAGGGGCTCCGGACCGCCGGCCGCGCCGCCCGGACAATCGCGCTCCGGGAGCGTCACGTCGCCGCGATCGTCGCGGAGCTCGGCGACACCCCGCTCAACCTGATCCGACGGCCGCAGTTCCAGGGGTTCGTCCGCGCGCAGCTCGCCAGCGGGCTCTCCCCGAGCACGGTGCACGTCTCGGCCGGCATCCTCCGGCACATGCTGCGGACCGCCGCGGCCGCGGAGTTGATCCCGCCACCCGAGAACCTGGGGCCCCTACCGCCGATGCGGCGCCGCGAGCGGTTCCTCGATGCCCGGGAAGTCGAGCGTCTGCTCCGGGCGGTCGCCGGCCAGCGGGATCTGGAGCTGCTCGTGCGCCTGACCCTCTGGTCCGGGCTGCGGATCTCCGAGGCGCTCGGGTTGCGCTGGCGAGACATCGACCGCAAG